TTCTTTTTCAATCTCTTGATAGTTCCAAAATCCTTTTTTATGTTGCTTTTGCTTAACTAACCAATCCATTTCATCAATATAACCATACTTGTAAGCAGCTAAGAAAGCACTTAAATTATTATTTTTAAACTCTTCTTTAGTTGTGTATTTTTTTGCTTCACGAAACATATTTTCTTTGTTTTTCCAGAATCCTTTAGGGTGTGACATAAAAATTGTAAGGTTTATATCCATTATTAACCATAAATAATGTATAAAGAAAAATATTTTCATATTTATTAAAAAAAAGAATAAAAGAATAACTAATATAATAATATGGCTAAAGGATTATTTTTTTACAAGCTTGTTTCACCTTACAAAGAGGATGTTACCAAGAATTGTAAGTTAACCGTAAATGAAGTCGATAGTAATCTTCTTAACTTAAAAGACGAAGATATAGCTAATGGTGAATTTGATAAAAAAACAAATACCTTAAAATTAACAAGAAATAACGGTGATGTAATAGGTGTAGACCTTGCGTCACTTATGAATAATGGCATTACATTAGATGATTATCACTTTGCTGGAACTGGTAATTGTAGTGGTGATTGCACAGATAAAAACAGTGTAGGATTCAAATATACTACTACAGAAAAAGACGACAAAGGAAACCCTATTGAGAAAAAATTCAAGATAGAGTTCAGTGATGTAGATGGTAAGTTATGGATAACAGACAGTGATAATAATAAACACTTAATCGGAACCTTTGAAACAGACAAGACTAAAAAGGCTGAGAAAATAGAAGATAAATATCTAAAGGAAGTAATAACAGACGGAAGCGTTCTTGGTAACGGTAAAAATGGAGACCCAGTGCATCTAAATCCAACAGAAAAGTCTGGTTATTACTCACCAGCTAAAACTCTTATTGATACAAGAAATGACAAAGGTAGTGGATTACCAGTAAACCCTTGCAAGGGTGATAGATATGTTACACTAAGCTGTGGCACAAATGCTGGTAGACTTTACACTATGAATGGCGTCAAAGAAATTGAAGCAAAACTTAAAGCAGGATGGCGTATCCCAACTAAGCAAGATTGGGATAACATGTTAAATGCCATAGAACCTTGTCAATACCAGAATCACAATGATATACACTGCCATGTACAACTTGGAAAACTTGCTGGTAAACAGTTAAAGTCAACACAATGTTGGACTACTACGCCAACGAGTGGAACCCCAAGTGATGATGCATACTTATATGACGACAAAGTAGCTGTAGAAAAGCCAATTTCTCCAGAAGGAACAGATAAATATGGCTTTAATGCATTTGCTGGTGGATATGGTGTTGATAAAAATGAAGATATTATTAAATTTAATAAAGAAGCAAAATATTGGACAAGTTCACAAACAATAAAGGGTGAAGGATTTGATTATTATGTAAAATTATTCCAATATAATAAATCTGGAGTTATTCAGATTACAGAATGTCCTGAACATTTCTTATCTTTAAGACTTGTTAAAGACTTCAATGGTTCCAATAACTATGGAGCTGAAAATATAGGTGGTAATACATACAAGACTGTTCTTTTACCATCATTAAACACAGAACACGGATTCACCGTTTGGACTGCAACGAATATCAATGAAGACGTTACTGATGAAAATGAGCTTGAATATAGTGAATTTTATAAAGATTGTGCTGGCTGTAAACCAACCTATATCCTCCATGAATGGGATGGCACAATGTGGACTCATAAGGTAATGGTTGAAGGTGATACTATTGTTATCCATGACCCTATTACAAAAGATGATTTTATTGATTCAGAATATAGAATTGTAGATGGTAAATTAATTAATACTAATCAGCAAGCATTCAATAACATACTCGAAAAGACTACTCCATTAATTAACCTTGTTAAAAGTGCATTAGAAACCGAAACAGAGGAAAGAAAAAATGCAGACGAAGTACTTAAAGCTGAAACAGATAATTTAGAAAACAAATTAACTGATGTACGTAAAGATGTAGAAAGTGTTAGTGAATATGTTATAAATGAAACTGACAATCTTAAGGATGCTCTTGCTAATGAAGTAAACAAGAGATTAGAAGGTGACAAGAATATTACTGATGCACTTAATGCAGAAAAAGAAAGAGCATTACAGCTTGAGGAAGAATTACGTGGAAAACTTGCTGAAAAGTTGGAAAATATAGATAAAATTGAAGGAAGTGTACCTCAAGGTGGGGAATATATAGTATATTCTAATGGTAAAACCATTATACCTTCAAAAGACCAAACAGAAGAAAAGAAAGGTACTAATAATATCACTCTTTTATTCAATGCTAATTTTGGTAAGTTCTAATAAATTTAAAAAAGTTAATACAAGATGTTAAATAGATTACAATTCGTACACCACGGAGATGGTAATAATGGTATTTTCAAGACCAGAGAAGAAGCTATTGCTTATGTTACTGGAAATACCATAGTAAACACTTCTTTCAAAATCACTGGTGATACAGAAGATAATAACATAATCGATTGGTTACCATTATATGGTGAACCAATGGTGTTAGAATATGGTGACAAAGCTAATCCAAACGTAATATTAGCTATCGGTTCAAAAGGAGATGGTAAAACTCCAAGTACAGAAAACAAAGTATTCTTTATCGATATTGAAGGTGTAAACGAAAGAGTTGATGAAGCATACAAAGAGATTGCAGATGCTGTTAAAAAATTTGCTTTCGTAACAAAGGATTCTAATACACTTGAACTTACTAAGACAGCAAGCGCTAATGGCAGCGAAAACATATTAAGTGGTAATGTAAAGGTTGCCGACAGTGTTATTATTAATCATAAAGAAGTAAATAATATTATTAATAAGAATGAAGACGGACTTTATTCTTATGTTGATATGACTTATGATAATGTTAACAAACTTCTTAAATTTAAAGTTAATGAAAGAGAAACCGATATAACATTACCAGTAGTAGAGAATGCATATTATGACATAACTAAAGAAGCTATTATATTCAATTATTCAGACGGTCATGAATTAAAGGTAGACATGGATGATTTAATTGATGAATGGACTACTGAAGGAGAGGCAAGTAATACTCCTGTTGTGTTAACAAGAGAACGACACACTGACACTGGGGTAGCTGATAATGATAGACGTAGTGGTAAGTGGAAAGATGTATTACGAGCTGATGTTAGAATTGCACCAAAAGAGATGGGTAGTGATAATATACTCAAAACTATTGGCGATGGTAAATATCTTTACGTATCTGGACAGGCAAAGAATATCAGTTATTATGACAAAAACGGTAAGAAGACTAATGTTCAAGATGCACTCGATTCAGTAAAAACACCTATTTCTAACGACCCTACAAACTTGTTACAATGGAAATATGGTACTGATAATATAATAGATGGGCTTTACGCTGGATTAGATGTAGAATATGATGATAGAACAAATACTATAACATTCATTAATACTTCTAGTGATAGTAATAATAGAAAGAAGAGTTTTAAACTCAATAGTGCATCTTTTATAAACAGAATATACACTGATACTGTAAATGAAAAAGTAGTATTAGAATATTATAATCAAAAAGGTGAATTACAGACTGCTGAAATAGATTTAAGCCATTTAGTAGATGAATGGGTCGTTAACAATGAGGCACACTCTGTAGAATTAAAAAAACAAACAAAATATCCAGGCGCTGACATCTTAACAGCTGATGTTAAAATATACAATGATGTAGATGATAACAATGCAATTAAAGAAGTCGGGGCTGAACATGGACTATTTGTCGACAGAAGAGCTTCTAATATAAAATATCTCAAGGACGGTGTAACTGTAGATGCACAAAAAGAACTTGATGATATAAATAATAAAATTAGTGGTTTAAACAAAAATTCTAATGTCAAGGTAGGCGAAACCAATACTATAAGTTTAACGAAATCAGAAGTAACTGATGGCTTCAATATCACAGGCGATGTTAAAATTAATAGTGATAATAATCTTATTATTGAAACTAATACAGGTTTATTAGCTACTATTGATTACGATGCTACTAAAAATGAGTTGATAGTTTCTGATTCATCAAATGCTTCACGTGTAAGAAGAATACCTCTTGCATCATCAAAGATAGTTAAAAAAGCAGAATATAAACCAGAAACAGAAGAATTAGTACTTGTATTTGATGATACTGAAAGTAATAACGGAGAAACTGTAAGTATTCCAATGAGTGGTTTAATCACTGAATGGGAAACATCTCAAACAGAGAATCAAAATCATACAGTTGAACTCAACAGAACAAGAGTTATTAATGGTAAAGACGTATTAACTGCTGATGTACACATTGTTCGTCACAAGGACGATAATATACTTACTCAGGTAGAAGAAGACGGTGTACAGAAACTTTATGTCTCAGGTCAGAAGATTAAGGACAATAAAGATGAAATAAATGCTTTGAAGAGTATTTTTACCAATACTTCATTAAAATGTGATAGAAATGAAGAGAATATTAATACTTTAAAAGGCACCGTTGATACACATTCAACCGAAATAGCATCAATCAAAAATAGTTTATCATCTGCAACAAATGCTAATGATTCAAATGCTACTACATTAGGAACATTAAAAACAAAGGTAGATAATAATACTAATGATATTTCAGGTTTAAGAAGAGACGTTGACAATCTTAGTAACTCTAATACTGATGAGATAACTAAATTAAAAGCAAATGATGAAAAATTAGATACTAAAATTAACAAAGTATCTGATGATTTAAAAGATGCTATTAAGAATGGTAAATATACCTTCAAAAGTGAAAACTCTACTGTAAAATTCAATGTTTCAAAAGACAATATTGATACTACTACAAATGTAGTTAATGCGCAAGTATTACCATCTACAGCTTCAGATAATATCATTAAGATTTCAAATAATGCTGACGGTGCTGGTGTGTATGCTTCTGTAAACTTAAGATATGATAGTGGAACAAATAGTCTTAAGTGGAAGACATCAGCAATGAATGAGGAACAGACCATTACTTTGAATGCAGGTTCTGTTATTAAAGGTATGGTATATGACAAAGACAATAAGAGTCTTGTTATTACATACGAGGTTGATGTTGAAGGGCATAAAACAACTAATAACATTACAGTGCCTGTAATGGATTTGTTTAATGAGTGGGATGTTAAAAACTATGAAACAAATTCAGCCATCAAACTTGTCAGAAATGACAGAGATATGGTTAGTGCTGATAATCATACTGACATTTTGTCAGCAAAAGTTATATTAGCAGGAGAAGGTAATGATGTTGACCATGCTGATAACTTGTTAACAATAAGTAATAATGGTTTATATGTTGGTGGTGATAAAGTAAGAAACTTCATAAAAAAAGAAACAAATGACGCTTCTGAAACACTCAAAAGTAATCTTAATAAATTAGGAAAAATTGTTACTGGTAAAGAAAATATTACAGATGGTGATACTTATCAGGGATTAAATGCTGGTACAACTAATGAACTATTACAGAATGCAACAAGTTTAGTCGATGCAGACCGCAGAATAGCAGATGAAATAAAACACATTAAAGAAAATTTTGCTAATTTTTATAATGGCTCGGATACTTATTCAAGTAGAGTTTCTACTAAGAGAGAAAATGGTAGTAACGTAGATAAGTTAGCCGTAGATGTACGTTTAGCACATTATAATGGAGCAAATGGTTCAGCTGGTCAGACCGATACAGGAAATGAAAATGTAGAAATACAGAACACACACGAAATCGGTCATGACTATAACCTCATAAAAATAGTACATGTTAAAGATTCTATTGAAAATGCTGATTCTAATGGACTCTATTTTGATGGCTCTATTGATTACGGAACATTCTAAAAAATAAAAAGTCTTACTGTAGGATAAAACCTATAGTAAGATTCTATTTTCAATTTAATAAAAATAAATTAAATTTTTAAATAATGAGACATTTACAACTTCGTAGAAGTAACAACGTCTATAATACTATAGATGAAGCTAAAGCAGCTCTTACTGGTCAAAGCGCAAATCTTTTAGACGGTGAACCAATTGTAGTAAGTTACAAAGATGCTACCGCAACAGAATCCAACGGTGTAGCACAGATTATTAGTTTTAAAATTAAAAAGAATAACGTTGATACAATTTACACGTTAAATTTACAAGATATTATAAAAAAATCTGGACGTGGCACTGCAATTAAAGAAGTTAAACGTTTAGTAGATGCTGATGGACAGTACTCTAAAACAGCAGAAGATACACATCCTACTAGTGGGGATACCATTTCATCGGATAAGTATGTTATAACAAAAGAAACGGTTAAACCAAATGGACAAGTCGAAACAACACAAGATGCATTAAAGTTAATGTACACAAATGTATCTCCAGTTAATTTAAGAGTACCAGAAACTATTGGTGACATTGAAGCTGGAACTACAGCTGGTTCTTTGAATAACTATACCCTATCAGAGATAATTGATAAATTAATTTTCAAAACTATTTATCCAACAGTTACTGAACCTACTGCAACTATTGCTACTAATAAGTATTCTAATGGTACATCTGTTAAAATCGGTTCTGAAGCATTGGCAGATAGTAACTTATCAGTAACACTTAATCAAGGTAATGTACATGTAGAAGACAGAGTAACCGCTGATATTAGATATGTAGGTGCAAAAACAAGTGAAACACATACAAATAACAATGGTGCTATGACAACTGGTACAAAGGTTGATAGAGCTAACAATAAAACTGTATATGCTACATTAGGTGCTTTTGTTTATAAAGGTACAGCTAATTATGCAGCTGGTGCAACTATCCGCACATCAAAGGGAGATAGCCCAAACCCAATCAAAACTACTAACGGTGGTAATGTAGCAAACCCACATCCAGCAGGTAGCATAGAAACAAGTAACAATATTACAATTAATGTAACAGCACCTGTTTCAGCAAATACTGGTACAACTTATTCAACTAACCTTGTAGAGCTTCCTTTACAGGCTTGGACACAGGCTTGGACATATCAAGTTCAGTTCCCTAATACGGATAACGCTCACCCTCTTGTTATTAAGACTCCTAAGAAATTAACAGCAGCAAATGCATTTAACACTATTAGTGGTAGATATGATGTTAATAAATTGAGCGGTTTTGGTAATCCTGTTGAAAGTGATGAAACTATATTTACCGATTCAACTGGAAATGCCGTTAAAGTTAAGTATTATACATATACTTGGAATGGTGGTGCGTTAGCATCTGTTAAATTTGAACTAAAAATGAATTAATAGTAAGAAACAATGGCTGAAAAAAATTTCATATTACATAGTAATAGTATTGCATTACCAGCACCAATGATGGCTGGCTCATCAGACCCTGTTGATGCAAGATATATTGTTAAAACAAAAGCTAACTTAACTGCTGGTGCAAGTACATGGAATACATCTGGTAATTATGCACTTATCCACATTGGTATGCCTGTCTACGTCGCTGACGAAAAGACACAATACATGTATGTTGGTCCTGAAGATGCGCAAAACGGTGTTCTTCTTTCTGAAACCCAAAAAGTAGAAAACTGGAGACCAACTTCAACACCGCAATTTAATCCTAATAGTATTCTTAAGAATGTTAGTGTAAATGGTACTGCTGGTACTGTAAACAATGGTGTCGCAAATGTAACAATTAGCCCCAATACATTAACTCTTGGTAATGATTATGATACAACAAATTTAGGTGCATCAGAGTCATTAAATATAAGTGGTACAGATACTGTAAACAAGGCATTTAAGAAAGTTAACAAAATTATAACAGACAATGATAAAGTAGTTGCTGCATCTCTTAACGACTTAAATGATAGAACAAAGGAATTAAGTGGTAAAACGGTTACAGAAGTTACAAGTTCGGACAATACTGTAGCTATTACCAAAACAAAGAAAGCGGATAATACTATTGCTTATGATTTAAAGGTAGTAGGTGGTGGCAGTGGCGCTGCTACAAATGCAAAAACATACAATTTTGCTACAACTACAGATACTAATCATAATGTTAAATTTGACACAAGTGTTAGTGGAAATGTGACAAATGTTAGTGGAAATATTGATATTTATGATTGTGGCGAATATTAACATCTAATACCAAAAAAACAAAAGGCTATAGTGTTAAAACTATAGCCTTTTTTTATTTAAATTAATAAGAAACATCAATTTCTTGTGGGACAGAAATATCTTCAAACACATATCCACCAGTAGAAGGTTTTTTATCTGGTATATTCTTAAAATAGAAATGTAAATCAGAACCCATCGTAACAATAGATGTAATACAAGAAGGTAAAACTCCATCCTCTTCAAAAGCATCTACATCTTCTTGAGTTATTTTGGTTAACGCCTCTATATATTTACTATTTTCTATACGATATTCTTCGCTATCTTCCTGTAAACGCTCCTCTTTATATTTTCTAACAAGTTCATCCCAATCAATTCCACATTCGTCAACAAACGGAGGACGTTCATTAATCTTTAACCAGAACTCAATTTCTTTCCTTTCAGGAGTCATAAGAGCCTCGTATGTGTCTTGGTCAGTTGGCTTATTTGGAAAGCCGTGTACAAGCTTAGATTCAGCCTCAGTGAAAAATTTTCTATCCTTTGGATTAGTGATAAGAATATTATCCCTTATATCTGTTGAAAAACAAACAAGCAAAGGACGTATTCTATTATTAAATTGAGAAATATATTTATCTACATTATATTCAATTGGGTCAAAGCCTAAATCTTCAATTTCACTACATAATATATCTTTTTCATTATTAATGATTTCAGAAGGAACTATTTGACAATTTAATATTATTTCATCTTCTTCACGCTTAATAAAAGGTTTAATCATTTCCTTTTTATCCTTTGTTTTAAGATTCTTATAAAGTACACCTTGCTTCTCGCAAATAGGAGATAATAATTGTCTTATAATCTTAGCCGTAAGTTCTACTTCTTCACCATTAATGATTGTATATTGATGAGTAATACGCTTAACATCTGATTGGCTTTTCTTAACACCAGTATTGATATAATATATCGTATCACTTACCTTTACAGATATATTTTCCTTAAGTGCTAACTCATACCATGCTTGACGTGATTTCTTACTACCACTTTTCGTAAGAGTTTTTGAATCAGCAATATACTCTTCCATTGTCTTTTTAATATTGCCCTTAGAAGCAATATCTCTAACTGGAATTTGATAATTGTAAATTTGTTCGATATAATTATAATAATTCTCAAGGAATTGATAACCATTATCATGAAGAAGTAAGTCAATACCTGTATCAATAAACTTCTCAAGATAACCAGACATCTTACGTGATTTAATAGTGTTACCTACTTTCTTCGTCTTTCCATCTGGCATGAGGTCAGCATAATTCTTACGTGCAAACTGAATACAAGCATCACAATACTCATCTATTCCAAGACCCATTTTATTAACTCCACCATTCCATGCATGAGTAAAATAAGTATCTTCAAATTCAGCTACATCACCATCAACCAGTGTATACGCTTTTCCCTTTATACTATTACGTCCACCACCAGTACTTATATATGGATGCTCATCATTATATCTAAATTTATCTTCTTCTGGCTTTTGGAAGTTAAATCCGTCGGTATCTCCTACAACAGGTGTATAACCAATATTGGTAAAGTGAGAAATCATAAGTCGCAAAGACATACGTCCAATACAAGTTGTCTTCTCTGCTGCATCAATATCTCCAAATGGAAATACCATAGGACACCCATAAGAGCCAAAGAAACCATTACCTAACACCTTTAAAGGAAGCTGTTTTTTATCATTACCTATCTTCTCCGATTTCCAGTATCTGACAGATTCTGTTAACTTATTTATCTCTTCTTCTGATAATCCTGTGGCTTTAGAAATTTCATCTTTTATCTCATCAGCTTTAATTCCTGCTTGATTTTTAAGCTCTTTATATTTCTCTCTCTGTGTCAGAATATACTCAAGAATATAGAGCATAATATTCATGATATCTAGAGATGTCGTAATATTCCAAGTAAGAATAATAGATGGATAAAGAGAGTTAAAATCCAACTTCACGATACGTGGCACATAACCTGTAATAAGAAGACGTGACAGACCACCTGTAAACTTTCTATTTGACGTAGTTGCTGGAATAGCTAAATTATTTTCATAACACCATGCAAGCATGATAAGCTTCCATACACCAGCTGTACCCATTGTACATGTACGAGAGAATGATGTTGGTATCATTTTACCAACAAGAAAATTAGACTCATTAAGTTTAAGTTCTACCTTATCAGTTTCCCACAAGTCGTCATAAAGATAACGTTCAACTATATATTTACCAGATTGAAGAATATACCCGTCCTTAAGAGGATTTTCTTCTGTTACTTTATACCAATCACCGTCTTCATCATTAAATGCATAAACCTTATCAGTAACTTCCCACGTTTCATTAATAATATTACCAGGTACATAAACACGGTTAGGCTTCTTTAAACCGAGATATTTAGTAACATACTTCAAATTAGAGGACTTCATACTTGAATCAAGTGCTTGCGCTCTACGTGCAGCATGCATAGAATCAATAATATTAGTACCCCACATTATTGTAGGATAATAATACTCCATTTCACCACCAAGTTTCAAAACACTTTGTTTCTTCTTCTTATATATGGGGTGATTATTAAAATATTTTTTAGTAAGTTCTGAGAAATATACGCCATGTTCTTGACATCTTGTAATAATAAAATTCCAGTCAAAATTTTCAGAGTTATGACCTGCTACATTATCTGGTTTATCTTCTGAAAGAGCTTTTAAAAACTCTTCAATTCCTTTCATTTCAGCATCCCACTTCTCTTTTTCATTCCCAGTAATACTTATTATTTTTTGTTTACCTTTATTATTACGATAACCAATTTGACTAATCATGTGAATCTTAGGATTCAAACCTTCAGTTTCAAGGTCGAAAGTAAATCTTTTTAAATCATCATAATTATCATAACCTTTAAATAAACGTTTTCCAGTAGAAATCATAAATTGTTCTACAGGACTACATGTCATAAATTCTTTACTACCATTTGGGGAATCATCACCTTTCTTTTTACGCTGATAAATTGGGACACCAGATTCTTGAAAAAACATCATAAAAACTTTATATGACATTTTTCTATAAGCATAAAATAAAAACTTGTATCCTTCATCCAAACGAGAGCTAATATCACCATTGTCACCCTCAGTGGTTAATTTCTTAATTTTAATACCGTATTGGCGCAGTTTTCTTATAAACAACGCTCGATTACCATCAAACATTCTTTGACAAGCACTGTTTTTAACCCAAACAAAAGGATAAAAGTTTTCTTTCTTTACACGTTTTTCACCATTTTCATTTACGTAGATAATACTGGCTGTATTATCGTCATACTCACATTCTATGGATATAATTCTTTCCATAGGGTCATGACCGTTAAGGAATTGTTCTACTACTTCAGGAGTAATTTTCTTCATATAAAAAATAATTTATAATTAAATCTTGTAGCTATATACACAATAGCATCAGAAACAGTGCAAAGATACAGTAAAATTACGAATAAAACAAAAATACATACTTAAATAAATTGAAATTAAATGATATTTATATTAAAAAAAACAATAGGATATGAATAAAGTTATAAGACTAACAGAATCTGATTTAAGCAATATTATAGAAAAATCAGTTAGAACTGCTTTGAAAGAAAATATGACTAACGAAGGAGTGTGGGATAATCTCAAGGCTGGTGCTAATGCTTTCTTTGGTAAAGGTCCTGGCGATGCATCACAAAGAAACAATGCTCCTGATGATACAGAAGTTAATTACAACCTTGGGAAGCGCTGGAAAGCAGCTAAAACAAATTATCAGCAACAAGGTATGTATGACAAGAAACAAGATGTAATAAAACAGTTAGAAAGCTTGGTTAAGAGATACGGTCAGAACGCAAAACTTGGTGATGTTATTACATCAATGAAGAGAAGCGCTGGTTATAACCGTAGTCAGCAAAGCCAATCTATTAATCAGATTTATAAATAAAATATCAAAAAAATTTATTTACGATATAATTTAATGCTATTAAGAAGATATTATTTGTCTTTTTAATAGCATTTTTATTTTTTAAACCATCATCTGTAAGTCTTAAAAATGAACCGTTTAAAGGAACAGTGATATGATATTTATCAAATAATTCCTTGCATACTTTTTTAAACTTAGAAGTATGATTTCTATCACTATCATTAAAATTCATATAGAGATATATATGAATCATTTCATGAAGAATTATTAGCATTAATGAATTTCTATCCCATTCATACATATCACTAATATACATTACTATATGTAGTTTATTATTTTTATGAACAAAATAACATCCACCTAAGTTACTAACAGAATGGTCAATTCTAAAGTCTAAACGAGTTGTCTGTAACTTATCGTCAAAAAACTTAGAATTATTTTCTAAATATATTTGTTTTAATAAAGTTTTATCAATTATCATAAACGTATTTATTTAATTTGTTTAGCAAAGTTAAGTAAAATATATTTATTAAACAAATTATTTACGTTAATAAATTATAAAATTAGATGAAACAAGAAAATTTAAACAAAATAGATGAATGTATTAATATACTAAAAGAAGTGTATGATTCAGAGATTTCAGATGGTGCTAATCATCATGATTTTAGATTAGTAACATTGCTTGAAATAATAAAAAAAATTGCATCTTGGAGAAAAAGATGCAATTTATCTACTAGCTCTTATTACCGATTGGTAAAATGGTGATGACTAAATCTTCTCTTATAGGCATCCATAAATTACCAACAGGATAGGATACATCGTCAGATTTTATTTCCCCAAAGGTTATTTCAAAATAGCCATTAAATGTACCGCTTTCAGATGTATCTCTTTTCTTCCAATCATAACAGATAACATATTGTTCAACACATCCAAATCCCTCTTTACGTTTTATATAACAAGGTGCTTTAGCTATTTTTGTTACGTTAGTGTCAGCATTAACCATAGTGAAAGTAATCACAGCATTTTGTATCATGTCGTGAAATTTATTAAAATCATGCCTTCCATCTTCAATTAATTCCATTCTAAGCTGCGGAAGCAAACTATTCTGTCTTAAATAAAAATATTGCATATATTTTTTATTGATAAATATTAAGAAATTAGAATATTTTTCATTGCAAGTTTATTTTCTACTTCGGAGTATGTTTCTCCAAAATTAAAGACCAATCGTCCGTCATCTGGATACGAATCATAATCATCTATATTTTCATATGCAAGAGCAACAATGCCATCCATACAGTCCTGCATTCCGAAGCAGCAGCAATTTTGTATCAAATCAAATTTTATTGGGGTTCTAACAACATGCGTTTCTGTTTTATAAACTTCGTCAACCATTAAATCATTAATTAACCCAGCAGGTTTTTCTTCAAAATTTTCACCCCATACATCATTTATATTATCAGTAAAAATAAATTCGTATCTATACTTTCCATCTTCTTCTAACCCAACACAATTAACGAAGCAAAGATTTAAATTTTGTTCCATATCCATATTTTTTACTTTTCGTTTTCTGTTATAATAATATTATCTATAATATTTTGTTTACCTCTAACTTTATCAAGCATCTCTTCGTAGAAAGTATCTGTGAAGACTTGATAATATACCGTACAGTCTTTTGTCTGATTTAATCTATGTATTCTATCTTCTGCCTGTAAATTATCGCCTGATACCCAAGAAAAACTGTTGAAAATAGCAACATTTGAAGATGTCAGAGTCAACCCAACACCAGCTGAATTGATGTTTCCTATAAAAACTTTAACATCTGGATTATTCTGGAACTCTTCAACTGACTTATCTTTATATTTAGTTATCATCTTACCATTATGTTTAACTGCAATATCTCCAAATTCCTCCTTTAATGTATTAATCTCATCATCAAAAGAACAAAATACAACTACTTTATGACCTAAATTAACACATTTCTTAATAAGAGATATCGTATTGGTAAGCATTTCATGCGATAGCCATTGTCTTAAAAGGACACCTTCTGTTATTTTTTTATATTTCTCAGTATCTTCTATTGTCTTGAAAGCATCTTCCAAAGATTCTATATTATTCAATTTAGAATCACGATATTCATACCAAACATTGTTATAACTTTCTCTTTGTTCTGGAGTTAATTCATAATGTAGTACTTTTACAGTTTTAGATACCATATTTCCGAACTCTTCTTTCATTCTTCGCAAATAAAATGGTTTAAGTTGTTCTTGAAGTTCATCTAAATTAGAAGAACCTCCAGTTTTCCATATTTTATGGCATTTCTTTTCGAGAATACCATTTAATGTTTCTTTTTCTTTATCTGTTAAATCATACCAACTATTCTTATGAACCCTTTTAAGGAAAAGAGATGTATGTGCATTGCGCTCATTTATCTTATAAAAAAATTTACCGTCACAATATCTCTTTACATAATATTCCCAATCATCCGCTAAAGGACAATTAATGATTTTCAATAAATTGAAGAAATTTATTGGTCTATTGGTTATCGGTGTACCTGTTAATTCAAAAACTCCCTTTGGATTAGAACGTTTAACAAAATCAGATATTATTTTATAACGTCCAGATGTTGTATTAGATAACCTATGTGCTTCGTCAATAATAATTAAATCAAATTTTGACTGAAAAAGTTGAGAAGATGACATAGCATTGTTAATGATATTATGACTTCTAGAAACAATCTCTTTTTCTTTAATTTCAGTAATAACATCACCTTTTTCATTTACGTTTAACTCTTTTACATGAATCTTCTGCTTTGGTACAGTGTAAAAGTTCTTAAGTATATCATAATTTATAATGGTAAACCTTGCATCTTTCCACTCTGAACCGTTAACGATTGTAATATCATCTTTAGGTACAAGTAATGAAAGTTCTTTCTCCCACGTTTTCTTAACAGATGCAGGGGCAATAATTAAAATATGCTTATAGCCTCCATGAAGAGCAGCCACGATAGCTGAAAAAGTTTTACCGCTACCCATAGCGGATGCAAGAATAGCCTTTGGGTGTGCTGTTAGAAATTTCACGGCTTCTTCCTGATAAGGCATCATAACACGCCCACTTTTTGTATTGAATGGTGTGAAATCAATATTCATCAAATTATGGTCTGGAGTAAGGAAGTCTGTTAGAATAGCTTTCTTAGGTGCAAAACACATTACTGCCTTATCCTGTGACTTACGATAAAAACAATAAAAGCAATAAAAATCACTTGTATCACCCAAATAGTAAGTCATTTTAAGCTTAGATGGAGTAAATTCTAAGCCCCAGTCTTCCTGCTTCTTTTTTCCCCACCATTCAATTATAGAAATAATCTTATTAACTAATAAAGGTTCACGATTATAGTTTCGTAGAATAAATTCACTTTCAAACTTATTCAAAGTTTTCGTCTTATATACATATACAGAGTTCTTAAGAGATATAAGATAAGGATTTTCCCCATTATATTCTTTTAACAGTCTATGTGAACGATTTATTTCATCTAATGATAATGCCATTGCAATTATATTTTATATATACATATAAAATATAAAAAAATAATTTATAAAGTCAAATGAAAATATATATTTAATATATTAATATTTATTAAAAAAGATTAAACATGAAAACTATAATAATAAAAGAGAATCAAATTAGACTATTTGAAGCTGCTAAAGACGGATTTAGTTTGGATAAATTAAATACTCTTAGTTACAACAAAAAAGTAGCATATTGTAAGTCGTTTTTGGGTAATCCAATAGGTAATGGTTCAAGCAGAATGGTATTTCAAATAGATGATGAAAAAGTACTGAAATTAGCTAAGAATACAAAAGGTATTGCACAAAACGAAGCAGAATGTTCAACATTAAATGATTATTATAAGAACAAGTATAATCTTTTTCCTAAAATATTCATGTATGATGGAGAACATACAACAATGTATTCATATGAAGGAGAAAAAGAGCCTTCATTTCAATGGATTGTAAGTGAATATGTGCTACCTGCAAAAGCACAAGATTTTAAAAAAGTAATCGGTTTTACATGGAAACAAGTTCAAGCATTCATTTTGTCAGGTGGAAGAATTGCAAACCCTTCAAGGGTTAATGGAAGACAGATACTTTCAGATGATAATTTAAGAGATATGTTAGATTATGATGAAGAAAATTCTTATATCCTTAATGAATTGTATGATTATATAATGAATTATAGACCACCTGTAGGTGATTTTTGTAGATTAGCAAATTGGGGAATGACAATAAGAGACGGAGAACCTCATATGGTAATCTTAGATGATGGATTTAATGAAGAAATAGCTGATAAATACTATAGTTAAAAATGGCAGAACTTACATTTAATACAGGTACAAAAAGACGTGTACCAATTAATAGAAACAATCTTTTCTATGATAAGGAATCGTATGATTTTGAAATGCAAGTAGGTAAAGACTACATTGAACAGGACATGAATCAGACTGTAGTTTTATATCAAGTTAAGTTAGATAAAACAAATACAGATGCAACATATGGTGAAGCAGATGTTAATAGTATTGAATACGAAACACCTATAGAGATACATTGCGTTTATAAAATAGAACAACCAGAACTTAAATCATACGACAAAACCAAACAGCTTGGAACATATATGAAAACTGGCAAATTGACAGTAAGTGTTTATCAAGAAACATTAACAGAATTAGGTGTTGATATAAAAAATGGCGATTATATTGGTGTACAGGTAAAACCAGATTTAATGATTTATTTTGTTGTTAATAATGACGGAAGAAACAATTATGATAATGGGCATACATTATGGGGTACAATACCACTTTACCGTACAATTCAAGCAAGTCCTGTAGACACATCAGAATTTAAAGCGTGAAGGTTATGATTAAAGAAAATTCAAGATATAATTGTAAACAAAAAACAAGTAATGAAATTTCATCAATATTAAGACAATACGGATGGGGTACGTATCCGCCAAAAATTATTGATAAATTTCTTTATTCAAGAGGTTATGTTAAAAACAAGTATTACAGATGGTCAGAAGCTGCTTCTGAAGAAGTTTATAGAAATAGATATACTCTTAACCAAATGATACAACAAGAAAAAGAGGCACAAAAGCCAAAAAGAATTGTTAAGCGTGGAGAAAAGAAAATAAACCCTAAATATAGTGGTTGGAATAAAGGTATTTCGAGGGTTTCTCAGGAGTTATTAGATAGAGACAATCCAAATACATTAAAAGTAGAAAATAAAGCTTCTAAACGCAATTTAAAAGAGCGTATAAATAACATTAATATTCTAATTGAGAATATTATGAAAGAAGTAAATTTATTACATGGTAGTTTTAAGAATTTTGATAAGTTTGACTTGAAATATCTTAATAGTGGGTGGGGAAACCAAGCGTTTGGATATGGTCTGTACTTTACAACATCTGAAGAATGTGCCAAAGAGTATGCAAAAGGTGGAATTATTTATCATGCTGACATTTCTGGAAATAAATTCCTTACATATAACAAAATTCCTTCTAAAAAAGAAAGTATGAGTATTGCAAGAAAGTTCTTCAAATATTATACGACAGAGGATGAATATGGAAAGGACGCTTATAAAGGACATGAACAAGAATTTTGGGACGATGAATGTATATATATAACACAATGTAATGACGAAGGAAGTATTTATGGTACAATTTCAAGTTTATTAGGTAGTGATAAAGAAGCAAGTGCCTTTTTGAATAGAATAGGATATACAGGACTAATTGTGCATGATAAAAAAGACTTCGATGTATATATTATTTTTAACGACAAAGACATTAACATTACTAAAAAGGAGATACTATAATGGGACTTATACAACCTAAACCATTTATTAATAAAATGAAGCTTAGACATAATTCATACGGTGTAGAAAGACGTAGAAATATGTCTAAGGTAATTTTAGAACATGGTACACCTCTTCCAAAACCAGTAAGTTACGAAGACATTGACCAAGAGTTCTTTGAGTGGGTGGATAAAAAGATAGATATTGTGTATGATGGTAAAAAATTACCTACTTTTAAACTATTTAGTACCCAGAGAATAAGTGAATATTCCCAAACATGGAAAAACGTGGATGAATCTGGTAGTCTTGTACTTAATTTCAAGACTATAACACGTGCGCCTAACCCACAAAAAGGTGAAAATCAAGGTTCATATATGAATATTCCAGGACATAGAAATTATGCCGTATTTTATGAACCAGTGCTGCAAGAGAACGGAACCGAAGCGTATGACATGTATACGATGAAACAGCCATTCTCTGTTAATTTTGAATATATGGTAGGTATTGTTTGTAGTAAATATGAACTTCTTAACAGAATGAATGAGTTAATGAATTACGAATTTCAAAGCATACAGACATATATATTCCCTAATGGTCATCCTATGCCAATAACTCTTGAAGATATTTCTGATGAATCAGAATATACCATTGATGATAGGAAATATTATTCTCAAATATTCAAATTAAAGTTAAAAGCATATATTATACGTTCAGAAGATTTTAGTGTAACCCATCTCCCTTCAAGAATGATAATAAGGTCATTCGATGATACATCCGTGAGTAATAGTGGCTTTGGCATGATTGACACTTTCGATGAAAATATATCTAAAATAAGAAATTCCATGATATCCGACAGCGAAATGGATAATAAAGAAGGAAATAAAAATGAAAGTTCTAATGGATATTCTCACGCAATGAAAGATGACAACAATAGACTTACCGACCAAGCAAGAATAATTACATATGATAGCACAGATAGTAATGGTAACACATGTGAACCAGATGTACCTGTAAATAAATTTAAAGACAAAAAAACATGCGTAAAAACATGTAAAGAGGAAGAAGAAAGTTGCTGCTGTAATAAGGAAGAAGAAGAAAGGTATTATAATAAGAAAATAAGTGTTGTTATTGATATTGATTCATGTAATTCCAAAGAAGACTTTATTATAGATGTAGACATGATTTTAGATACCGTCGAAACTGAAAATGTATATGATATGGTATTAAAAACAAATGAAGAAACTATGTCTTTAGATGGGATGGATATTAACTTTTATAAAGGGGATAAAATAACAATAGAAATAACTAGGGATGATTTATACGAAGATTCTAAAGTTATTCTCCATGGATATGACCCCAATAGTGTAATTGATAGTAAGTTTGATGCAGAAAGTCCTCTTGATGAAATATCTGATGAAGAAATTATACTTGTAAAGAAATAAAATTTAATTGTTATGACTGTTTCGATTGATAAAATTATGAAGATTGAGAATATTCTTCTTCAAATAGAAGATAAATATAAATTTAAATTAGAGTTTAATGATTTGTTAAAGTTAAAAGAACTTATATCAGAGATTGGTAAAATAACTGAATTATTTTTCAACATTCAAATAGAGTTCGGTGAGAAATATAAAGATATAGAATTACTTAAAAACTATAAGGAAAAATTACTTAATGCAAAAATTAATTTTAATGTAAAAAAGTATATTGCTTTTATAGATAATATAGATAAAAAGTTAAACTGTATTGTCTCAAATTAAATAATAAATATATCGATTCATATTTTTTTATATATAAAAAGCATTATTCGGCAAAATACAATATTTATATAAAAGAACATTAATTATACTTTTCTTTAAAAAAGATTAGTATATCAAAATAAAATAAATTAAAAATAGATATAAAATTATGGCAGATAATGCAAGAGGTATACACGTTTCACCAGGCATCTATGGTCGTGATGTGGACTTAACGTATGCTGTGAAAAGTTTAGGTATCACTAAGACTGGTTTAGTCGGTGAATCATTGCGTGGTCCTGCTTTCCAAGCATTGGACATAGCTAACTGGAGAGACTATGTAGAAACATTCGGTGGTACAAGTACAGAGAAGTTTAAGGGAAGTCAGTATCCTAAATACGAAGCACCATATATTGCTAAATCATATTTATCAGAGTCTGAAAATCTTAAATTCGTCAGAGTATTGGGTCTTAGCGGATACAATGCAGGTCCAGCATGGTTGATTACAGCTGATAAAGAGTTGGTAAATGATGCAACTAAGGGTAGTAAGATGGTTGTTGCGGTATTGCGTTCAAGAGGTTCTTATCATCCTTATATTAAGTCAACATCTAATGATGGAACTTGCGTGTGCTCATCTAACTCTTACGATGTATTAACTTACAATGTTGGTGAGACAGCTGCAACACAAGCCGATGATTGCAAGGCTGCTCGCAAATATAACATGGATTCATTAAGAATATTACCTTACATTCCTCTTTATTCTTTAGGAAATGAATGTTCAGGTTTCGGTTTGAGTCCAGACAGTTCAAGTTTTAATGTTAATACGCTTAACTATGGACGTTTTAAATTAGCTGGCTTCACAGGTGCACATACAGAAGAACAATTAACATCTTTATGGGCTGAAGTTGAAAAAGGTAAACATCCAGACGGATATTTTGAATACCCTGTTTCATTAAATCCATCAGATAAGGAATATATCTTAAATGTATTAGGCACTAAAGCTCAAGACGGTGATGCACCAATATTCGTAGAATCATTATACGACGTAGCTCTACAGCAAGGAATTGTAGAAGGAACAATTAGTTCAATCTCTAACTCTCTTGAAGCATATCAAGTGTATTATACTAATGATTATAATGGCCTTGAGGCAGTGTCTGGTTTAATAAAACTTCAAGAAGAAGGTTTAACAAGACGTTATGTAGGTTTAAGATACTTAGCTGATAAAATGGCAAGCGTACCAGCCGAAGATGGAACACGTCAAGCTATACACGCTCACCCATACAACTATGTAACAGGTCAACCTATTACTTATAAGGATTTAGCAAGTAATAAACTTGAAAATAACGGTTTATCAGTTAACATCACAAGTATTCCAGAAAATAGAATTATAGGAAAACCAGACGAAACTAAATTCGATAAAACAACAGAAGCTGGAAAAGCAGCATATGCTGCAGCTATGGAAGAACCAGTTAAGGTAATTGTAGAGCCAGGACAAATTTATACCGTATCTCAATATACTGGTACTGATGGCAAGAGACATTACTTCTATGCTTATAATCTACCAGAATCAGTAGAACTATATGAGAAAGACTGGAAGGCTAAGCGTGCTTCTAAAGGCGAAAAAGGTGGTAGTTTGAATACCGCTCCAATGTACGATAAATTAAGAAATCCAGAGGCAGGTGCTACTACACAAGTAACTAAACGCACACTTGTTAAGAATAGTTCCGATGGAATGTACTGGAGAATGAATACAGCTAATGATGATATTACTTTTGCTGCATGTGACTTAAATGATTACAAGTCAGCATATCGTTATGCTTCTACACCTTGGTTCGTTTCAAACCTCAAGGGTGATTACACTAAGATGGAAGTTAATAAGCTATTCAGATTCCATACTATTTCTGATGGTAATAGTTCTAATAACGAAGTCAAGGTGTCAATCGAAAACATTCGTCCAGATGAAGGTGTATTCGATGTAGTTATCAGACGTATCGACGATACTGACGAGGCACCAGTTGTATTGGAACGCTTTGGTAGATGTTCAATGATACCAGGACAGAGTGACTACATTTCTTACAGAGTAGGTTCTTTTGATGGTGTATACGAAGCTAAATCTAAGTATGTAACCGTAGAAGTTAATGAAACAACAGCAGCAAGAACATCAGTTCCAGCTGGTTTCTTAGGCTATCCACAGCAAGCATATGCAGGTGTACAAGCTATTGATGGCGATGCACACGAGGATATTGTTCAGCCAGAGTTGAGATATAACCTTGACTACGATGAAGAAGTTAAAAATAGAAAGCAGTATTTTGGTTTATCAAGCTGGGTTGGAGTGGATATAGATATGTTCACATTCAAGGGTAATGCAGCTTATGTAGAAGGTGTACCTGCGTTGTTAACAAATGGTTTCCACTTAGACTCACGTATCAACAATAACGCTTTTGAAGATAAAAAACACATTGTAAATATTACTGTAGATGGTGAGAGTGGTTATAAGTTTGATGCTGTAAGCACTAATGCAAGAACAAGAAACCTTGCAGAAACACCAGTAATAGGTACAGAGGAACAAATGGCTGGCTCTATTTACGAAAATGTTAATATGAGAAAGTTCACCGCTTACTTCTATGGCGGATTTGACGGTTGGGATGTATATCGTGATAAGAGAACTAACACGGACGATTTTAAGCTTTCACGTTACAAAGGTAGCTACGATGCAAATAGTGGTGCTGGTTATGCATTTGACAAAATACATAATCCTAAAGGCTTAAAACTTAATCAGAATGGTATAACTTCAGACTGGTATGCATATTTGTCCGCTATTAGACAGTTTGCTAACCCAGAAGAAACCGATATCAATGTATTTGCAACACCAGGTATTGATTATGTAAATCAGAAATTATTGGTTGAAGAAGCAATCGAAATGATTGAAGAAGAAAGAGCTGATGCAATCTACGTTGTTACAACGCCAGATAAACCATCTGGGTCTAGTGATTACACTGACGATATGTATGGTGCTGACGAGGTTGTTTATAACTTAGAGGATATGGAAATTGATTCTAATTATACTTGTACATATTACCCTTGGGTTAAGTACTTTGACCAAGATAATAATCAGTATATTTATCTTCCTGTAACTAAGGACGTAGTAAGAAACTTTGCACAGACGGATAATCAGTATCAGCCATGGTTTGCGCCTGCAGGTATTAATCGAGGTAATGTAGAATGTGTACGAGCAAGAACATTTACAAAGATTGATGATGAGGATACACTTTACAATGGTAGAATTAACCCTGTTAAGACATTCGCTACAGACGGTGTTAAAATATGGGGTCAAAAGAACTTACAGAAACGTGAATCACAGCTAAATAGAATAGCGGTTAGACGTTTATTGTTAAGATTAAGAAAACTTGTTTCTATTGCATGTATAGGTCTTATTTTTGACCCTAACGACGCTTCAAGTAAGAATACGTTCTTATCTACTGTTACACCTATTCTGGATAACATTAGAAATAATAGAGGTATTTCTGATTACCGAATCGAAGTTAATGACAGTATTGAATCACGTGAGAGAAGAGAGCTTCCAGCTAAGATTTTCTTCAAACCTTACGGTGCATTAGAATATATAACAATCGACTTTGTACTTACACCAGAAGGTGCATCGTTCGAGAATATTTAATTCTAAATAATATTTATAATAAAGGAGAGTATTTTGCTCTCCTTTTTTTATTTTCATTGATATTTATAATAAATGATTTTATTAAAATAAAATAATATGAGTTTTATAGAAAGAACCTTAAGAGAATTAAAAAAGTCTACTGAAATTTTGAAAGAGGCTTATGATTTTAATGAAAGAGACGAAGAACTTGAACAAGATAATGATGTTATGCCAGATGAGGACTACAATGAAGAAAATGAATATGTAGATGGTGAGAATATAGAAGGTCAAGATTTGTCACAACAAGATGATAGAATAGCAAGAATACGTGAAGTAGCCTTAGAGGGGCTGCAAGAGTATGCAGATAAAGTTGATTCAGAAATATATCAGTTTTATAAAAAGATATGGTTGATGTGCGATAAAGCAGTATCTGAAAAAGATAATTCAACAGTAGGATAAAAATAAAAGCAGAAGATTATTTTTCTTCTGCTTTTATTAGTTTATAAACTTTTGTTCCTACAGTAGGTGATATAAAATATTTATGGCTTGACAATTTTTCTTGCATCTCTTTATATTTTGAGGGATTTCTCATTTTAGAAGTTAAATTATTAGAATCCACATAAACAAATCCACTATTCCAAGAAACGAGAGAAAAACCTAAAGAATGTAATGTATTACCACTATTATGGTCAGCATCTACATAATAAACTATTGTATCGGTATTAATTACTTTACCATTAATCTTTAATGAATAATAATTCTTAAAAAAATGTTTCATTAATTTACTTGCACCGCCATTTACGTGATAGTCAAGAAGCGTTGAAGCACGTATAACTTCTATATGACGCTTTTCCGAATTACTGCTAAAGTAGTTTGCACCAAAAGTATAAACCATTACCAAATCACCTTTCTTCAAATTTCCCTTATCATGTTTCAGATATAAACCAAGATTTATAGAAGATGGCTTATAACCTAATAAAGAATTTTTGTTTAGAAATTGCTTCAATTCCTGATTGGGAACTTCATGAATTTCACATTCACGTGCATATAAAGTATTCGGACATTCATTAACACTATATTTTATATAAGATTTTATGACCTCCCATTTACGTTTGTAATTATATAAATATTTTCCGTCATTATCTCGTATAGTGTAACTATCATTCAATTCATAATCTTTTATCCAAATACATTTAATGCCTTCTTTTTCAAACTTTTTAGTTTCATTTATAAAATACTCTTGAGATATCCCTTCATTATAATCATATTTTGCAAGACGCTTACGATGGTCATAACTATTAACATAAATAATCATTAACTTATGTACTTCAGAATAAAATCTATCTTGAATAGTAACAAAACCGTCTGAATGATGAATTTTATTCACTGAGTATGTAAAATTACATTTCAATGTTTTAAGAAACTTTTTCAAATTTTCTATATTTTCATCTTTTAATATAATATTACCAGTAATAGTATTTATTAATTCATATAGATTCGTATAAACATCTTTATCATATTTTTCTGAAGCATAATAATATAATGTTACTTTATTATCCTCACATAGAGAATGCTTTGTCCTATCTAAAGTTTGAACATGTTCAAGAGGTGTACCAAAACGTCCCTCTATATAATGTTGTTCTCCTTGACACTCAATAGCACAATTATATTGTGGTAAAAAGAAATCAAGAGATTGAGTCTTTAGCCATTTAGTATGATAATACTGTTTAAATTCTATAGAATTTTCCTCCAATATTTTTCTAACTCTTTCTTCAAGTTTACTTTCAACACACTTGGGGCATCCTTTTCCTTGTAAGTGGCTGTGTGGTATTTGATTAAACGAATCATGTTGAGGACAAACGATTTCTACTGGAGTAGAATTATTTACATAAATAACTTTTGAGTAATTATACCTGTCACCATGTACAATCTTTGATTTTTTAATGAACTCATCCTTATTAGAAGAAAAAGTAGAAGATAACTTTTCTGATTTACATTTTGGACAACCATATCCTGCTAAATGATTAGAAGCATTGGTATACCAAACACCATGTTCTACTCCATTACTATCCTTAACAGAACAATAAACGGGAATATTCTTCTCTTTAGCATTTTTATATTCAAAATCCCCATAATTATATTTATTGTTATGTACTTTGTTAAATGATTCAATTAACTCTTCCTTTGTATGTTTCTTCTTTTCAGACATAAATAAAGGCTTTCTATGAGCTAAATGATGTTTAGGACGTTGTGTAAATTTAAAACCATTATACCACAGTATAACTGGAGTTGAATTATTAATATAATCCACATCTCTATAATTAAAAACATTCTCACCCCAAACTAACTTGGATTTTTCAATAAATTCTTTCGTGTCCACTATTCTTGTTTTTATAAAATATATGCGAAGATACAAAAAATACAACAAATAAAATGATTTTTACTATTAAAAAAATATAATAATATATATTTATGAATAAATGTAAATAATAATATTATTAATTTATAATTAGATGAGTGATTTATTGCTTAAAATGCCGCTCAATTATGAGCCATTAAGAAAAAACAGATGGTTACTTAGATTTCCATCAGATTTAGGAATACAGGAATGGTGGCTATCTACAGCTAATCGTCCATCCATAAAGCAAAACGAGAAGGAAATTCCATTCCTTAACACATCAACATGGGTTGTAGGACGATACACATGGGATAGCATGCAGGTTAAATTACGTGACCCAATCGGTCCATCCGCTTCTCAAGCCGTTATGGAATGGGTTCGTTTACATTCAGAGTCTGTTACTGGGCGACAAGGTTACGCTGCTGGTTATAAACGTGACGTAGAAATAGAGATGCTTGACCCTACTGGTGTTGTTGTATCTAAATGGATTCTAAAGAATGTCATGTTAACGGACTGCAACTTTGGAGACTTGGATTATAGTCAGGACGACCTTGCGGATATTACAATGACATTAAGATTTGATTACGCAATTCTTGCATACTAAAAAAATTAGAGTTTGGTCTAACTTAAATGTTACTCCAAACTCTTTTTATATACTGTTGATTTTTATATTATATTATTTATATTTTAGTAACAAGTAATAATAATAATATAAATATTTAATGTTATGTATCCAGTTGATGAATTGAAAAAAGAAATAAACATCAAGAAGAATACTCTTAAAATGCATAATAAAACAAGAATGGAAATGCTCTTAAGAGGTGCAACAAATGATGAATGTAAAGATATAGAATTTGAGATAGAAACATTACGTAGGGATATAGATTTGTTAAATAATGAGTTAAAGTACACTAATGATAAGTATAATTTTGAAGACCAGCAAATCAAGCATATAAAGAATAGTGCATTCAATATCAAATTCCCAGATAGTTTTAATATTGATACAAAATATGTTACTAGTGTATTTTATGCTAAAACTTTTAAATTTGTTGAGATACGTATAAAAGACTATATAAAGTGTAAATCAGGTAAAAATGATATTCTTATAAGTAATATTAAAAATCAAGAGGGAAAAACATTTGATTTTGACATTGAATTTTACGATTCCAAAGGAGAAGTTGCCTATACAGAACATTACACGAACTGTAAAATCACAAAAATTGAAAATAGCAATTGTTCATGCGATGATAATAGTGATAGAGAATTTATTATCGTTATACTATATGGAGATTTACACTACAAAGGACCTACATCGAATAATAACGAAAAAGGTTTTTTCTTTGAAGAAAAAATAGAATCCTTTAATAATAAATTACAAGCCGAAGAGGACAAAAACCCATTCTGTAGAAGAATATATTGGTAAATATGAAACAACCTATTAAAAAGGCGGAAGGTCATAAAAGAAAGAAAACTAAATTTAGGATGAGACAATCTAATGGAAAAACATTAAGAACTCACCCTAAATTTGGTACAAGTAAGTTAGAAAAATACTTTGAGACTGAATTTCTTAAAAAGTTAAACATTAATTATCAGTGGCAATTCGAAGCTAAAGATATACAGAGAAGCTACGACTTCTACCTTCCAGAACATAATTTACTTATAGAAGTGGACGGTGATTATTATCATGTAAATCCAGAGATATACGAAGGTAAGAAATTAACACCTACACAGAAGCATGATATGTGGGTAGACAAGTTGAAAAATGAATGGGCTTTATTACATGGTATACCTTTATTAAGAATATGGGAAAATGATATACGTAAAAATCCAGAGAAGGTAATGAAAACCATAAAGGAGAGATTAAGACTACAAAACACTAAAATACGTTTAGAAGAAAATAAGAATAAAAGACATATTAATAAAATAAAATGAATGTTACGTTTTATATTCCGTATTATAACTATAATGATGATGCTTTTTCTATGGATGATAGCTACTATAATGATAATGAGTACACGAAGGCATTAGTAAGTGAATACGAAAAGACCAAAGATACTGTGTATAGGGCAATGAGTGACCCTACTGCTCACAATACTTATATAGATAGTAGAACTTACAAGTTTGGTAAGAAAATTCCTAAGAAAGAGAAAAAATTATCTTATTCAGAATGTAAAGGGAAACTTCTTGATATGGATGGAAATGAAGAAACGGTGGATAATATAATATCCCACTTTGCACAAGAAGAAATGTTCATTAATCATTTAATACTCAATTTTGACACTTCAGAAGAAGAATTTGAAACTGAAATTAAAATGTGGAATAAAGCACATAATGAAATTAATGAGTATATTTCAAAAGGAGAAGATTGGGTTTTACAGCATGAACCAAAACGTAATATCAGAATATGTTTTAAAAACAATTCTAACGAAGATATTTATGCCGAACTTGTAAATTGTAAAATAATAGAACAAAGTAAAATTAATGAGTATATTATACTTATTGAAAAAATAATTTTAATAGATAAATTCATATAATATGTCAAATAGAAATTTAACAGAAGAACAGCTTAAAGAGATTAAAATCCTTCAGGCAAATAATGAGATGTTAGAAAGAAGCGCTCAAGAAGCCAAAGAGAGAGGGAAGGATAGCTCTGTTAAACGTATAAAGAATGCACAGAAAGAGGTTCAAAGTCATCTGAAGAAGATTGACCCTTCTATTGATACTGAAGTAAAACTTACACAGCCAGATAGTAATAAAAGCAAGAATGACGACCTTTTCGATGATTATGACGTTTTCTCTATTTTAAAGAATGACGAGCCTAAGAAAAATCATTTAGACGAAGATGTAGAAGAAGATTATTCTGAAGAAGATAGTGATATTAGTATAGAAGAGGATAACGAAGATAAAGAAATAGATGCTTCTTATGATAACTCAGATAAAAATATAAACGCTATTAAGTCACACAGTGAAAAGCTGTATAACAATGTAGACCCAGAAGTACAGTACGATATAATTCAGTTACCAAGTAATGGAGAATGTTATCCAGATAAGTTGGACAGAGTACCAGTTGGTTATTTAACTGCTTATGATGAGAATTTTATCACGTCTCCAAATCTTTATGAAGACGGTCTGGTAATAGACTACTTGTTAAAGCATAAAATTATGAATAAAGGCATTGATGTTGAATCATTGGTTAGTGGTGATGTTGATGCTATTATGGTATGGTTGCGTGCAACAAGTTACGGTCCAGAATTTCCTATTGTTGTATCCGACCCTGATACTGGTGAAAGAATTGAGACTGTTGTTGATTTAACAACTCTTAAACCAAAAGAGTTTAAATTGATTGGCGATGAGAATGGTTATTTCGATTTCACCCTTCCTATTAGTAAGAAAAAGGTAAAGTTCAAGTATCTAACAAGAAAAGAAGAGAAACAACTATCACTTATTACTAAAATGGAGAACTATGGTACAAAAGCCCAGATGCTTACAGAAATGGGTAAAAGTTTAATGAGAATGGCTTCAAGTGATGAACTTATTAGTAATCAGGAGAAGAGTGAAGTTGAGAAAGCCAATAAATTAATCAGAAGATGGTGTGAGAAATTAAAGAAGAAGTCTGATAAACCATATACACGTATGATTACAAACATTCTTCAGTTACAAGTAGTATCTATTGATGGAAATACTGACAGAAAGTTTATTAATAAATTCATAAACTCTATGCCAGCACGTGATTCTTTGATGTTAAGAAGACATATTAATGATAATGCTCCTGGTATCAATTTCAACATCACTGTTGAAAGACCTGAGTCAATGGGAGGTGGCTCATTCGAGACCTTTCTTAACTGGGACGATTCTGTTTTCCTCAATATCTCCGAATTACGAGAAAAATCTTAAAGAAGAGTTATTTGGGTGCTTCAAACATATCGGAATACCATTTAATACTTTGGACAAAATGCCTATCAGAGACAGGAAATTCTATATACATCAATATAATGTCTATATGGAAGAGAAACAAAGGGCACAAGAAGGTATAAGTGGAGGAAGTTCTATGGATATAGATGCTGCCACCGACATGGCTCAGAATGACTTGGGATTATGAAAATAAGAAAGCCTTGCGAAAAACAAGGCTTTTATTATTTTTGTTTTAAACTAATTTTGCTTTTTCAATTCCACTATATCTTAACGTATTGGCGATATTTAATAATTTATTACAACTTCTAAATTCTGTAATTATATAAGTTGAGAAACGTATTAGTTCTTTTTGAACATCTTTGTTAGACATGTATGTATGATAAAGCTCTTGATAATTCTTCTGAAAATCGCCTAAAATACTATCAAGAATAGACTTTAAATTATTAGACATCACAGTGTATGTATTTTTTACAGTTTTTTTATTTGATGATGTCTTATAATTTTTGTTATTATTATTATTATTAAACATTCTATCGACTGCTCTCATTCCTTTTTTTGCGCCAACGGTAAAATCTCTAACAGGATTCCATGAGCGCAAAGAACTAGGTATTAATGAACTAATAGACGGACTCTCAACAAGACGAGATTCTTTTACGTTTTTACCATTATTAAATGTAGTTTGAATTTGTTTTAAAGTATTTGCAAGCTGATTAGCCAATGTGTGAGCAGTGTTAAATATACTTGACATGTTAGAATACGCTTCAGATGTATTAAAAGCATCTACTTTTTCTATTTGTGGGTAAAATAAACAAGTGTCAAGATTCATGATGGCAGTTTTAACAATATTGGCATATTTGTTTTGACCAAATACTTCTGTAATAATAAATTCATCTATACTTTCTTTGATAATTTTATCTAAATTCATTATGTTCACTTTTTAAATAAATATCAAATCAAGATAGAAAAACACTTAGCATTTACTGTCAATCCAAACCTGAAGAGAGTTTAAACCATTCATAATATGTCCTTCTGGATTTTCCAAGAACCATGACATGAATAGACTGAATACGATAAGGATAATTGACCAAAATAAAATTACAGCTATAAAATATCCAATCATATCACGGATACCTGTAAATGTATAAATTACTTTGCCACTAATTTTTGATAAAATCATAATCTATATTGTTTAATGTTGTTATATCGTTTAATGTTTTGCAAAGTTAAGCAAAATATTTAATAACAACAAATTATCAGCCTTAAAAAACGTTAATTTATATATTTATTAATAATAAAACAAGAAATACATATGGGTCCTTTTGCGATTTTTAGTAGTATATTAGGTTTTGCAGGAAAGAATTTTGCTAAAATAGTGGTTGGTGCTGCTACAGGTGCCTCTAATGTTTTAGTAAATGGTGCAAATAAGATAGCAGGCACTCTGTGGTCATTGCTTAACCCATTTTCACTAATAGGTAACAGTATAAAAGAACTTCAGAAATTTGACGATATGGGTGTTAAAACATCTCGTCAAATAGGTCTTAATTATGGTGCAAGTATTGCTTATACTGGCACTTTAATACGTCGTACAAAAGATTTGGCTGCTACGTATGGCGTTACTAGTGAAGCTATTGGTAAAATACAAGAAGGTTTAGCTAAAGCAACTGGTAAAGCCATAATGCTAAATGATGCTCAGGCTGAAGTTGCTGTTGCAGCTAATAGAACCATTGGAGAAGGCGCAATGAGCGAATTCTATGAAGGCTATCAAAAAATGGGTGGCGGCGTTCAGAGTGCAGTTGATATGGCTATTGATAGCTATACAAAAGCAAGTAGAATGGGCTTGTCGGCACAAGAATTTTCTGCTAAGGTTGCCCAGAATATCAAAATGGCAAATCAATATAAGTTTGCCGATGGTGTGAATGGTATAATGAAGATGACAGCCTTGTCTGAAAAACTTGGTTTTAATCTTCAATCAATGAGTGGCGTAATAGATAAATTCAATTCTATACAAGGCTCAATAGAATCATCTGCTAATCTACAAATGCTTGGTGGTATGGGAGCCGTATACGGGTCGAATCCTATGACTATGCTGTATGAGTCATTAAACGACCCAGAAGCACTTACCAAGAGAATGACAGATATATTTGGTAGTCTTGGTACATTTAACACTAAGACTGGTACTGGAGAACTTACAGGATACAACATGGCTTTAATTAAAGAACAAGCTAAAGCTATGGGTATGAATCCAGAAGAAGCTGTTCAGATAGCTAAAAACTCCGCTAAAGCTAAATATATTGACGAAAAAGCAGGTGGCGCATTAAGTAATCTTTCCGAAGAACAGAGGGCATTTGTAGAGAATAAAGCTCAATATGACACCAAAACAGGACAATTTACTATTACTGACGTATCTGGAAATAGTAAAAATATAAGTCAGATGACTCCAGAGGATGTTATAGCACTCCAAAAGCAGGAAAGCATGACAGACAAAGAGGCATTTATGAAAGGCGCTCAAGAAATAGTAAGTGTTAGTGAACGTATAGAAGGAATACAGGCTATGATAGGTGCTCAAATGGCAGAAGTATTATTCCCTATGTTGGATGGTTTTAAAGAGCTGCTATATAAATTAATACCAACCATAACAAAACTTATTTCAAACGGAATTAGCGTTAGTATTGGGCTACTTAAAATGATTGCTACAGGTATAAAAATACTTGCAAACAGCAGATTCTGGGGTGGATTAGCAAAAATGTTGATACAAGGAATTTCTGCTGGAGCTGCATTTGTAGGACAGTGGGCAGTAATGTCATTACTTGGATGGTGGGGAACTGGTCTACAGATAATAGTTTCCTTATTAGGAAAAATTGGAGAATTTTTAGGTGCCAAGAGTGATACTCAAAAGATGTTAGACAAAATAAGTGATGTTGCTAGTGGTGCAATGCTTGCAAAGAGTGTGTATAATGGTGTTGGAGAAATACTTGATAGATTTGGTCTAAAAGGATGGGATACTCGTGATGCAAAGGGTGAAGAATTAAGGTCTGATTTCAAGTCGTTAGCACAAGATGGTTCTACTACTCTTAAATCAGCTGCTGGAGTGATTTCTAATGTTATTACAATCGGTAAAGAAGTTGCAGTATTTGGAAAAAATGCAGTTGATAAAATGGGTGCTACTGGGGAAGAAAGAAAGAAAGCATTCAATCAGTCAATAAGCGAGGCACAGAACAAATATAAAGAGCCAGTAAAGATGGTTTACGATAATGTTGGTGTAATGCAATCCGCAAGTCCAGTTGGGGGTATGGTTGCACGAAGAGGACTGGGTACATATAACAGTTCATACAGTACAAATTACAATAGTACAGCATGGACAGATGCAAGTAGTTCTGAATCTTCACGCTTTGGCTCAATGATATCTAACAAGTATGGGGCAGATAAGAGGAAAGATATAGAAGGTGCGACATCAGCAGTAAGAAGTGATATTAAAAGTAGTAGTAGTGATGTTGTTGATGCTATTAATAGACAGACAAGTGTTATTGAAAATGCAGACGGGAAAACAACAGTTGTTAAAAACGGTTTAACGGGGGTTAGACATACAAAAATTTCAGTTAAGCCAGTCGGAGAAACTACCTCATTTAATACAACAAGAAATAACGAAGCCTCAAATGGCACCCAAAATAGCAGAGTTGAGTTTGATAATATTAATGTAAATGTTAGTGGTAATATCAATCTTAAGGGTTCTGATGGAAAACTAAGTAGTATTGATATGGATAATATCAAAAAGCAGTTAGAACAATCGTTAACCGCAAGCATACGAGAAAATATGAACAAACATGCTAACATGGGTATGAAGAATAGAAATGTAAGTTATGATAGAGGAGTATCTATAGATTCTGGACATCGAACGGCTTAATATTCTCTTCATAAAACTTAAAAAAATGTTATTATTTAATAAGTAATATGTTATAAAATGGCAAACAAATCATTAAATATAATCAAAGGAAATGCAAAGTCTGGACTGAAGAACGTTCTTGAAAATGGTGATTTAATCAATCGTTCCATTGGACAAAGAAATTCTTATGATTCAATCACAACAGCATTAAAATCATTGGGTCATAAACCTGTCAGTTTAATGGGTTTTGATTATACATATATTTTTGACCATGTAAGAAGAATCTATAATAATAAAAGATTTACTTTTTACGGAGACAAACCTACTGTTTATTTTGCAGATGTAGATAGAGATGTTGAAAATTTAAAAGATTGGGTGAAATCATTTAGTGCAACATCTACAAATACAAAGGAAACAACAACATATTACTCGGAATCTGAAGATGATGTTAATCAGAATAGGGCTATTGTTACCACGCAAGCAAATGCAGGTGTGTGGCACAGTGGTCTTGTTGAAAGTTTTAACGGGCGTACTGATAAACTTTCTCAAAATGAGCTACTTAAGAAAACAAATGATAACTTTACTGCTGGTAAATATCGTACATTGGTTGCAAGATTTCACACTAATTCTGATGATTCAAAGGATGAAAGCAATCCAGTACAAACTGCGATATCTAAAAAATATGGTATGTCACACGGTAGGAATTTATTAAAGAGAGTTCCTACAAGTTCTTATGGCTACGATAATCCATATTGTCGTGTATGGACATACCACCATCAGTATCACACTCTTATTGATGGTATACGTCCTTTTGTAGAAGATGATGATTCTGAAGATACATCTAAAATAAGTCAATCTACTCTTGAAAGTAAATATAACTGGGCTGCTTTTAGAAGTCCTTCTACAAGTTATGATAATGGAACTAGCGATAAGTTTGGTACAGGCGGAGAACGTCTTGATAAATATGGTACACTAAATAGATTAAACGGTCTACCTAACATTGCACCAGTAGTTAGTGTATCTGATTACAATAATGAAATTAGCACGGCTGCAAATAAAGTTCGCTTAGAACAATGTATGTTTTCAATAGAAAACTTAGCATGGAAAGATACATTTAGACAAAGCGAAATAAAGAAATTTGAAGATAACGGTTTATCACCAGAACAAAAGGGACCATTTGGTGGCAGAATAATGTGGTTTCCCCCATACAACATTAAATTTGATGAAAGTGTTAATGTAGATTGGGGAGAAACTGCATTTATAGGACGTGGTGAGAAAATTTACACATATGCAAATACAGAAAGAACTGGAAATTTATCATTTACATTACTTATAGACCATCCTTCAATTATTGACTATTGGGAACATGGTTTAAGGGGCGATGGAAATAAGACGGAAGATAGTTCAAAATCAGGGGTTGATGATATTGATAGTCATGAACAGCAAATGCTTAGATTCTTTGCTGGATGTGAAGTATTAAAAGCTGGAAAATTTAGAGAACCAGAGCCAGACCCTGCTCAGGCTAATCCTGCTGTTGGCTCTCCATCCCCAGACACCCCACCAAATCCTGAAGATAAAAAACTATATTGCTTAATTTATTATCCTAATAACTATTCAGGTATTAGCGATGCACCAGGTACTAACAGTGTAGTAAATGCTTACGATTATTTAATAAATGGTCTCGGAACTCAGATGTTTAAAACTAAGAGTAGCGGAAAACCAGAGAGACCTTTTGACAATTTGCCAAGTGATGTTGCTGTAGATGTCTTGTCTGAGTATGGTGTGGGATATGAAATGAATAAACCAAGAAGAGCTGGTTCGAATAGTGGCAAAAATACAGGTATAAGTATTTTTGGAAAGAATATAGAGCCAAGAACTCCACAAAACTTCAAGAACTCAGAAGATATGCTTTTTGATGCATCAAAGTATAAAACAAGTGTTGATAACAGTGAAGATGCATTCATAGATTATAAAGTCAGCGGTGATGATAGAACATATTATGCTGCTATGGAGGTATTACCTAATTCAAAGGCGAATAAAGTAAAATGGGGTGATAAGGATTACGGCTACGACTCTGGTACTATGGCTGGAAGTGTTATGAAAGCACAATGGTATGCAGTGGTTGATGCTAAAGGTTATTCTACAAGCACAGATGTAGAATATACTGTTACAATTAATGGTAATAAAACTTATAAATTCAATCTTGAAGATTCTGGAGACGGTAAGAGCCTTCAATACTATACAGGAGGCTCATCAAAAGAAGATGCTACGTTTATTGCAAAGTTAAATCCTGATGAAGGCATTATGGCTATCCTATACGTGGATAATATAACGGGAGCGACTATTTCTTATGGAAGTATTCGTCATGATTTAACACGTGAGGAATTAAACGGTTTAGGTTCTAAGTATAAAATGCTTGGCACAATAAATAATATAAAAATGCCAGCGAGTGGTAGAGTTTCCCTTGCATATAATGGAAAAAGATATGATAATATCACGGTTAAGAAAAATAATAAAGGAAGAAAGTATTTAATTACTCCAGATGAGAAAGTTAAGGTATATTTGGACAATGGAAAAGTATACGTTAGAATGGGTAATAATTTACAAAGTATAAACATTATACCAATTAAATATGAAAAAGGTATAGGTAGTACTGTATTAGAGTGGCAGCATAGAAGATGGTGGTACCGTGTGGATAAGACTGATGATGTTATTAATCAAAGACTTGTTGATATAGAAACAGGTGTATCCATGTGGGATAATTATGTGGATAAAAAATCTCATTCACTTAATAGTGTTGGGTATAAAAAGACACCAGAAGCAGGACTATTTGGCTTAACTGAAAAAGACGAAATAGTAAGTTTTGCAGATATGTATGTTGGCTTGCATAATGATTCAAAAATAACAGAATTTTATAAAAATTGTGTCGATGATGAGGGCTTGTCTAAAGTAAAGGATTTAATGAAAGGCAAATATAATATTACGCAAATAGAATATCGAGGTCACGCATCTATTCATGGTGATAATAAAAGTGATTCGGTAAACTTTGAACGTAATACAAAACTTGCGACACAAAGAGCTGATACGGCTAAAGCATGGTTTTCATCTTTCAAATCACCTTTTCAAGAATTAGCTAAATCTGGTGCTAATAATACCAAAACAAATATACAAACTACACCTAAGAATATTGCTAATAATGATGTTGATGATATTTTGATTAAACAATGGAGAAGCGCAGCTATAATTATTCATTATCGTGATGCTTTAACTGTGGATAGTCAAGATAGCATGACAAATACACCCAAAATATTAAAGGATTCTGAATTACCAAAACTGGATAATGAAGAAGGAAGCGATTGGACAATATTAGGTAAAAAAGATTCTAATGGCAATATTACTGAATATTCATGTAATGATATATTCATTATGCGTTGTGGGTCTCATTATTGGAATAATTTCAGCTCACGCCCAAAGGAAGCCTACAATCGCTTAAGCGTTGACTTATGGTTAAATGATACATCTAATCAAGAACAACTCATTAAATTGTACGGAAACGGTGTTAATGGAAAAGACTGTACAGGAACAATAGACAACTTTAGTGATGAAAATAAGTCTAAAATTAGAGGATGGATTAGAGATGCTTATAGAACCGCTAATTTGAATAGTAACACTAATAACGATTCTCATGTATACAAAAAGGAAGAGTTAGAAAGTAAAGAAACTAATAATATAGCTTCAGAAAATCGTGGTAGTACTATTGGTAATGGAGTTAAGGAAATTGATGTTACTAACCAAGAGACATTCAATAAAGCATTTGCTTACAGATACTATAATGATTATAACTTTTATCCAGAAGAAGTTATAAGAAGACCTGAAGTATTTAATTTCGATGATGTATACAAATGGGGTAACGCTCATAGAACTGACTTTGAAAAAGAGTATGGAAATAAATATGTTTATTATGAACCATGGTTTTTACAATATGTAGATTTATTCTATAAAACTAATGGTAATCAAGCTATTGTAACAAATAATGATGAATTTAGTAAATTAATTAAAAAAGTTTATCTTAGTGAGGAAACATCAAATACAATGTATAATAAATACGATTATAATACATTGCGTGATTATGCTATTAAATATTGTAGTTATCCTCGTGTTTATGACAGAGTAAGAAAAGAATTAAGTAAATCTGTTGGATTAAGATATTTAGAAGATTATGGAAATAAAAAAATCAATATAGGTGATAACTTTAAATACTCTACTATTGCATTAGATGTAGTAGGTTTATTAAAAACATCTTCTAATAGTACTGAAATTGCTAAAAAATATAGTATAGAAGAAGTTAAAGGGATATATGAAATATACAAAAAAGGAATTGACGGATTAGGATGTGGAGATACCGACCCATATCTAGATATACTTCTTGAGGTTATTAATTTACAATCTAACCCTTCATTTATCAAAACAAATGCAGATGGTAGCAAAGAAAAAGTTTTCACTTCCATGAGCGAAGTCACAAGTCGTATGACTGATGATGAATGTAAAGCAAAAGTAATGGCTATTGTCGAGAAAGGTCAAATAACCCCAGACCAAGCGTGGAAGATGTATGAAAAATGCTTAGGGGACAAAAGTAATAAGGGTTCAAATAAATCCAATAATGGAGAAATGACTAATTATCCACGTTATGATAATGAGGGAGAATTTTTTAAATTATTAAAATTAAATGACCCAACGATGCATAACTTGATAAGTGAGAAAGTTAAATATTTCGACCCTGCCTTCCATTCTGTATCTCCAGAGGGATTTAATGCTCGTTTAACGTTCTTACATCAATGTACAAGACAAGGACCAACTATTGGAGCGAGTGACGTGAATCAGACTAATAGAATTGCAAATAACTTGGCATTTGGTCGTCCACCTGTTTGTATTTTAAGAATTGGTGATTTCTATTACACTAAAATCGTAATAAAGTCAATAAGCATACAATACGACCCTGTACAGTGGGATTTGAACCAAGAAGGTATAGGTATTATGCCTATGTTCGCTGATGTTAGTATGAGTTTTAACTTCTTAGGCGGAAGTGGGCTGTCTGGTCCAATAGCACGTTTACAAAATGCAGTATCTTTCAACTATTATGCTAATACTGAAGTTTATGATAACAGGTCAGAACAAGCAGAATATAGTAATGGTAAATTGACTTATTTCAAACCATTTGAAGTAAATTACAATCTTCCAGTAGTAGAAAATACAGCCATTACAGATGAGAATGATGAAGCTGCATCTCAAGATGCTAAAGTTGTTGAGAAAGCAGAAGCTAAACCAGTCAATGCAAAAGCGGTAAATGCAAAAGCCGTTGATGCTAAAGCAGGATATAGTTCAAGAAAGAAGACTGGTAGCTCTCACAGAAATAAGGCTTCACATAGTACTGTGAGAAGTAATAATAGTAGCAATGAAACTGTGAATAGTGTTAATTCTTCACAAACAACATTTAGTATAAAGCAAAAAACTTCAAATTCAAGTTCAAGAAGTTCAAACAATGGTAGGAAAATATGCAAATATATAAGATATGGCATTTCGTATCCATTAGGTCTTTTGGGAAAGGGCATGAATGTGCTTGCTACTAACGATGAAAAGAATCCAATAACGTGGAGTGGTGATAAGGGTATCACTAATATTGAAGACTTATATCGAGAACAGAAGAAAAGATTAGAACATAGTATGCTTAACCTCGGAAAGGATATGTACAAGCCAGATTTTATGTTTATTGCCTATATATATTATTATGATAAAAAAACCATGCAAATACTACATGCAACAAAGTGGGCAAGTAGAATAAATGGAGACAACAAATGGTATTGTTATGGCTCTAGAAACGTAACAATAGGCGGTAGTAGTACGCCTCCTTTAATTGATAAAGATGGGTATAAATTTAATAATTATGAATATTGTAATGAAAATCGTACTCGTCAAAATATTCCTGTCGATTTGTTAAGTCAGAATATCTATCTTGATAACAGTGGAAGAGGGAGAATTTATAAAAAATAAAAGTTATGATAACATATAATAGATATCAACAGTTTAGAATGAACGGAACTTTCAAGCAGGTTCCGTTCATTAAAATTCCTGTTAGAGATACAGACATGTATACGTATTATGAAGCTGGTAAAACTAGGTTTGATTTACTATCTTATCAATATTATGATAATCCTAATTATGGATGGGTTATTCTTCAAGCTAACCCAGAAATAGGGTCATTGGAATACAGAATACCAGACGGAACAAGATTACGGATACCTTATCCTTTAGAAACTGTTATAAAAGATTACCAATCAGATATTGAAAATTATATCAGATTGTATGGAATCGATTAGTTTTTTAATTAAATTTTATAAAAAAGTTTATGGCAAGTGTTAGCAATATAACAAATAGTATAGCATACGTAGAACCAAACAACGTCCTTAATATCAATTCTGGTTTAACAACAGACCATAAAGACCATTTTAAAGCACCTGACCTTGAAGATTATTGTATTGCTTTAAATATGGAGGTAGAGGTCGTTGGAAGAAACTTTGATGCTAGAAAAAATCCACATGATAAAAGTGTGATACTAATGTCATGGACTGACCAAGGTGGTAAGTCTTCTATAAATTTTATGGAAGGCAAAAAGTTTTATAGAAGAGAAAGTGATAGACAGTATGATGAATCTTTTTTCAAATCAGTAAGAGAGGGTAAAGAGGATATTAAAAACCATAAAACTGGTAAAATTGGGTCAGACTATTGGGGCTTTTCCAATGGTTTGTCAACTGATTATACAGACAGTTTTTATTATGATTTAAAAGACCACGGAACGACTGAAATGTTTGGTATTTCATCTGTTGATATCGTGTATCAAAATTGGATGGTTCCACAAGTTACTATTGAATTTGTGGATATACGTGGTGGCTCTTTAATGCAGCCTACGGAAATGAGAAATGGTAACGGCTTTAATGGTGCGAATGGATTTTCTGAAAAAGATATTGCTTCTTCATTCTTTCAGTGTTTCTTTACATTTCCTTACCCTCGTTTTAATATAGTAGTTAAAGGATTCTACGGACAACCTGTATCTTATGAGATTACCTGTAATGATTTTAGAGTAAAGTTTGATGCATCTACTGGTAATTTTAATGCTACAGCTAAGTTTGTTGGTTACTCTTTTTCATTCATGAATGATGTTTCGCTATTAGCTTGTATGGCAGCACCATACTGTAATAATCTTGACGGGTCTAATTATTGGGATAAAAAAGTAGGAGAAGGTGAGTTTGTAATTCCTAATTCTACTGGACAAAACATGCCTATGCCTAAGTTGAGTGAATTGTGCGCTAATTATGGTTTCATTTTACAAAAAGCTGAAGAGATGGGGCAAAATAATGAACTCATTTCGCAATATAACAAGAAGAATGAAAGCGTTAATAATAGAACACAACTTTATAGTGCGTACAATACATTCTTTAATAGTTTAGTAAATATTCTAGATGGAGAATCTTCTGTTGACAGTAAATATGGCGTGGTTATGCAAAAAGATGGCAGCACATATAAGGCTGTCATTGTATTAGTATCTGAAGAAGAAATAAATAATAAAGGAATAACAGATTTTGGTAAATTATCTTATCTAAAAGATGGTGATAATAAAGTAATTTTTGATAATTTATCTAATCTTATCGCAGCTGAAAATCTCGTAGAAGAGAACACGGGAGAAGTATACTCTGTTCCTTATCAGAATTTTACTAATGTAAAGCCTGTTAAACTGGTAGATAAATTAAATACTCCATTCACAAGTAGTTCATTTAAGAGTGTAAGGGGATTAACAGAGGATGAAATAAGAAATGCATTTACATCTAAAAAAATAAATCCATTTTCAAATGGTTATCATTATAACTATGCATTCATATTTGCTTTTGGAGATTATTCAGCACTACAGGATGGTATTGATGAAGATGCTCAAGATAGTGTAGAAATGGAGGAGGCTGTAAAGGTAGAAAAACAAAAAATATTGGTTGACGCACTTGGCTTTAATCCAAGCCTTGAGAATATGTCTAAAATATACATGGCACATTTTGAAACATTCATGTACCTCATGTACCAAACAGTTGAAAAAATTCAAGATGAAAGACGTACTTTAAGTGATTTAGGTGTAAGTAATACGAATATACCAGATGTAAGTCTTAGAAGCAAGATAGTGCCTCCATTCCCAAGAATAACCAAAGATATTACCGAAAATGGAATAACCAAGCGTGAAGATGCGTGGATTGGAGAGTTTGGGCGTAGTAAAAAATTTAGAGAAGCTGACCTTGTAAATGAAATTTTTAATGGTGTTAATCAGGTTGCATTCATAATTGCTAATGCAAAAAATGCACAAGAAAGATTAGCTGAAAATATTGAACAAAATTCTAATTCTAATAATAGTGTATTAGATAAGCATAATTCTTCAATTCATTTTCCTGTATCAAATTTTGATTTTGTTACAGATGGAAATCCTTATGGTGAATATAATGATAAAGCCCCTGTAAATAACAAGAGGGAGTTTGCTGGACGTGTCTTTATTAGAATGTTACAAATATTAGGTTTAGGTTTAAATGGACGTTCTTTAGCAAGTAATTATATTGAGACAATAGCTAAGGCTGAAGCTAAGAATTTTTCACACATCTTCCTTCAGCCTGGTAACACTATTAGAAAGATGCTTCAATCTAATGCTAATGACCAAGGAGGTATTAGTGCTGACGACATTTTAACTATTGTTACCGAGTCTAACTCGAATAACTCATGGGGAAAGCAGTCTCTTGCAAAAAAGGTTGGTAATGATTTCACCCCATTGTTAGATATATATCGAGTAAGTAATTCCAATTTTCACGAAAACGGTGGAAAGAAATATTCCTACATATCTTCATTAGGAAAGTACACTATTAAAGAGACAATTCAAATTGCTAATAGTGGAAATATACCGCACGATGGAAATATTGTTGGTAATTTTGCACCTGTAAAAAAAGGAGATGATATTGCGTATACGGATGATAATGTTAACTCCGCTGTTATATTCTTTGATAAAAATATAGATAGAGTTAATAATATTATTCAAAGAAGTTTAAGTAGTGGTAATGCACCAGATGATTATTCTACTTTCGTTAATGATGTGGATGGGTTTAATGTCACGTTTAATCCTGAAACATATAGTGAATATTTCGGAAGCAATAATTTTGGTACAGAAGCGTTGGTACAAGAGGCTGTAAGTGTACCATACAAAGACAAAAATAGGGATACAGTACTTGTATATAATAATACAATTACTAATCCTTACGCAACAAAATACGACTCTCTACAACAGCTTCATAAAGGTAGTGATTATAAGAATATAGGTACGAATCCAGAAAAATATGCAATTACGCAGTTTTGTGGCATTAATACAAATTCTCAATTATGGAAGTTACATTATAGTTATTCTATATTTGGACAAGAGCGTTTTAGAATTGAAAAGAATAAATTAGCAAAATGTGCACTTGTATTTTATTCCTTATTACCAATGTATAATTTTGATAAGATAGTTGGTGATTTGCTAAGTAAAAGACAAATTATTGTACCTTATTCTTCGGTTTTACAGATAGGTGCTATACTGTATTTAGAAAGAACATCATCAAATTGGCTTAGTTTTAATAACCTAAATCAGATGGTGGCTAACAATGGTAATTTAAAGAATTTACGCAACCTAAAATTCATGAGTAGTGCAATGATTGCAAGATATATACATGAATTTGTAACATGGGCTAATAAAAATTATAATAAATTTTTTGGATGTTTTGAGGTAACTCATAACACTAACTCTGTATTATATCAAACAAAAAACAAGAATATTTACAGAGAAGGATTTAACTACAATGTTGATGAAATACGTTTATTAAATAACGAAACTTCAGAACAAATGAAAGCACTTGTTAGCGAAATTCTTAAACCAATACGTGTTATTAAAGGTGCAAATGTAGATGATGATGGCTATACCAATAAGTATGATTTAGGAAACGATTATCAGCTTGTTACTGAAGGTATGGCTAAAACTTATCTAAACTCATTCCTTAAAGCATTAGCTAAGGAATACAGTGTTATTAGACCAGAGAATGATACTAACGAAGCAGATAGTGCCCCTTCATTCGCTCCGTCAGCTGATAAGGCTACAGATGATATGAAGATATCTTTCTACAACTATTTGAAAAATTTATATGATAAATGGATAGCTTCATCTCATTTCGAAGAATGGAAAATGTATAAATTCTTTAGTGATGAAACTGGAAGTGACAAACAGAATGATGGACATAATTTCTATTTCATAGATTCTTATTACAACAAGATAGGTAATGAATTGTATATTGACGTTGGCGATATGGTTAACAAGTTATTGATGGTCACAGACCAGAATAACTATCTTTCAAGTTTAATAAGTTTCATGTCAGATATGTTTGCTACTAATAGGTGTCTTATGTTATCTGTACAAAATTTTATGGATTTGAGTGACTTTAGGAACATGGAAACAATGTTTAAACCTATTCCTTTTAATTCCATGCGTTCTCCTAAAAGACATCCTGATTTTGTTATACTATATTCATACGAGCCTTCGAGTAAAATAAATACAGGAGGAAGTGGGGATTATGAAGATGATGGATTTTCATTAAATCCTGATGATGTAATCAAAAACCCTCAACTTGCTCCAATAGCAATTACTTCAAGAAATGTAACAGAAATAAGCCAAAAGAATTGGTATCAAATACCTGCTTTCGGTGTAGGATATGGTATGCAATACCAAAGCTATTTCAATAATATTGAAATCAGTATGGAAAATCCTATGATGACAGAGCAAGCATTACAGGCTACTTTTGCTATTGCTTCAGCTGCCGTAGGTGATACAAAGAATGGTGATAAGAAAATTGTATCAAGTGGACAGGATTTGTTTACTATTTACTCTAACAATTCATATTCATGTACGGTAACGATGATGGGATGTGCATGGGTTCAACCGTTAATGTACTTTATGCTAAACAACGTCCCAATGTTTAAAGGTGCTTATCTAATTCAAGAAGTATCTCATAGAATAGAACCAGGAAATTTCCAGACGACATTTACTGGGGTGAGAATGGCAAATGTACAAACAAGGTTAAATAAGTCACCACTTTTATTAGCAAATAATAATGCAGAAATAGGTTCTGAGTTTTCAGCAGCAAATAGAGTTGCTGACGTTGATAATGATTGTGAGTACAAAGTATATCCAGTTGGTGTAGATTACAGTGACAACAGTCCGTTAACTGGAGATGAAACTAACAAAGCAATAGCATTAATTAACAAAGTTATAACAATATGGAATAAGAATATTGGGGGACAATACGGAAGTTTGACAGTAGCTCAAGCAGCTGGTATAGTTGGTAACATGGCGATAGAATCCCCTGGCTTTGACCCATATAAGGTTATAAAGGATTCTAATGGATATTACTCTGGAGGCTTGTTTATGCTTAACGGAACGGCTTTAGGTGTTCTTATCAATAATGGTGATGCAAAAATAGCATTTAACACACCTAATGGTACAACATATCCTAATAGTGGCGGTAAGCCAGTTATCCCACAAAACATAAATGCCGATAAGAAGATTGAATTTGTTATACAATCACTTACAGGACCTTATATGTCAAAGAGCAAGTTAGTCGCACAACGTATGACTAGTACATCTAATGCTTCTGAAGCAGCAAGTGTCTGGGATATATACTTTGAAAGAAGTAGCGGTGGTGCAAGAAGAGAGAGACAGAAAAAAGCTGTGGCATTTTACAATGCGTATATCAATAATGGAAACACTACACAACAACCTGTTCAGAATGGAAATAACGTAGATAGTAACTCTTTTACAAGTTCGTTTTTTAATTCTGTACAAAAGACATTTGGTGATTATAACACAAAATTAACTTGTGGGTTTAATAATAACATTAAGAATAATAAAATCATATTTAAGCAAGCAGATGGAGGCAATAGCCACATGGCGCAGTTATTTGATGTTATTTTAAATGGATACCATGATTATGTGTCAGAAATATATTGGAATGTTAAAGATGGCAATTCTTTTGGAGTTAAGCCTTCTTCAGTTGGCGTAACTGTTTCTCAATCTAATTCTGGAGGAGTTATAAAATGTAGAATAGTTAGTGGGTTGACGTTATCGAATGATTCTTTTAGCTATTCAAACTATCCAATTAATGAATCTTTGCCTACAGATTTCTTCTTATGTTTATTAAAGAGATATGGAAAAGACGCTGCAAGTGTCATAAGGAATAAAAACTTCAAGTCAGACTGGTCAAATGCACGCCCTGATGGAGTTTTAGTAAAATGGTTTAGACATGCTGAACTCATTGCTTGTAATACATTAATTGCTTCAGGTACGGGAGGGAATATTGTTAATGGACGAATATGTGACTGGAACGTAGAGTCTGCAGCTAACTATATTAAATCTAATAGCCTTCCATTAGGAGAAATTGCAAGAAATGGTAAGTGTACACAGTCTGTAAGAGCAGCTCTTATTAATTCAGGATTAATAAATAAGTCATTTGGTTTTGGCGGTGGTGTTTATGGATATCCTTGGGAGTGGCCTGATACGTTAGAAAAGCTAGGATTTGTAAAAATTTACGAAGGTATTAATAAGGCTACAGATGGTAGTTTAAATGGAACTCATGTTAATCTTCAAATAGGTGATATATCGTGTTTATGGTCATCAGAAACGACAAAACCAGCACGTAATACTAATCATCCAGATAGATACCATGTTGCGATGTGGGATGGAAACACATGGGACGCAGAAGGTAAGGCTTCTAACGTTGTTCCTTATGCAAGCGGTAACTTTATTGTTAAAATATATCGCTATAGGGGTAAATGTGATAATAGTAATACGAACGGTGTATCAACTGTAAATAACTTTCAAGGTAATTCTAAAAGGCTCTTGGTTATAGGTGATTCTATCGCTGCTGGCGCTAAAAATTCAGGTGTATATGATAACGCAGAGTATGTATGTGAACCAGGAATTAGTATTGGGGAATTTGCTGGTATTGCTCAACCCCACAAGTATATCAACGGTAAAAGAACTACTGTAAATCCTAAAAGTTATTATTACGATTTAGTAAAGAGTAAGATTAACAATGCCGACACTGTTATAGTTTACTTAGGTACAAACGATGCACCAAACATCAAGATAAATAACGAAAACCAAACAATAGAAGGACTTAAAAAAATTAAAGAACTTCTAAGAAATAAAAGAGTTATTTGGGTTGGATGTGTTTATGCGCCTAACTATACATACAACGGTTCTAATGCATGGGATTCTACCAATCGTTCTAAAGTAGACAAACTAATTGATACTTATGGATTTAGTACTGTAAAATTATCTGATAATCAATGGTTATCAATTAAAAGAGCTAAAGATGGATTACATCCAAATTCAGATGGTCATAAGAGATTAAAACAGTTAATTATTGGATAATATTTTGTTTTTTAGCGTGGATTTTTTCATTTTTCCTCCTATGTGCGATTCAATACAATTTTTTAAAAAACATATAGTTTGTACCAACTAACTGTGAGTTTTAAATAATTTTATAACAATAATAGTCTAAATGCAATTAAATCTATGTGAATTATAAGTAGTTTTA